TTTTGTGAAGAAGGTCTAATCCAAAAATCAATGGCAAAATCACCAGTCCCAAAATACCAATCAGCACTTGCTGGAACAGTTGCGTAATCTCCTGAATCGCACAATAAAGATGAAGTCCCTATTTTTTGATACTCTGTGTCTATTTGCGCCCCACCGTATAAGGTTACAGTCTGCCCAGTTAAAGCGGTTTGAGGGTTTGTATCCCCATCCGTACCGTTAAAAGGAATAAGTAATTTCGTGTAGGAGTCAATGACGTAGGACATTTAAACCTCCTGAACCGCAGCGACACATTCCCATTTTGAAGTTACCGTGTTATAAATGAAACCCACTGTCAGAAGTTTGTTTGCCACTGTGGTTGTCGGTAATGTCGCACCTTTGGCCGCAAAGCTCGCTCCCCATGTAATTGCCCTTGCCGTTCCGTCGTCTAATATTCGGATAATTAACTTTTGGAAGTTGACGGGCGTTCCCGAAAGGTTCGTGGTCATAGAAGTAATGTCTGCTGCTTGTGCCGTGATGGTAACAGCGTCACAATTATCCGTGTTAATTGTAGGGGTCGCGTGGGATGTGATCGTTGTTATCCGTGGGATAATCGTAATAGCAGCAGTGCCGTCAAAGTCCACCCCATTAATAGCCCTTGCTGTGGCTAGTTTAGTGGCAGAAGCGGAATTTCCTGTTGTATCTTGATTGAGTGTCGGGAATGTGCAATTTGCTAAATTACCCGATGCCGGAGTACCAAGTGCAGGAGTGACCAAAGTTGGTGATGTATCGCATACGACCTTCCCCGTCCCTGTTGCACCAGTTAGGGTAACGCCCTCAATCGTCGCGTGTCCACCAATCGTCGGACTTGTCAAAGTCTTGTTTGTCAATGTCTGCGTGTTGGTTGTCCCGACAACCGCACCTGTTGCTCCGTGTGTTTCCGTCAGGGCTTCATGGGTATTCAAGTCAGATACAATCTGCGCCGCATTTACATCCAATTTGCTGACGATTGCTGTCTTAACGGTATCCCCTGAAGGTGATGCGTCCAAAGTCTGCGGTTTCGTGTAGGCCATTATATTTCTCCTTATTTCAGATACGCTTTTTTCTTTAGTTCCTCTTGCTTTGCTTGCCCGAACAAACTTGGATTTCGCGTGAATAATGCTTCTAAGTTTGCCCTGCCTATTCTGCCATGATCCACAAGGTCTGCAAGATACTCAAATCTCTTGTCTGCTGTTTTTCGCTCGCTTAACCGTCCTTCAATGTACGGTATGAGAATCTTTTGTTTGCTATCCTGTTTGGCAAGACTGATAATTTCTTTGAGCATATATTTCTTAGTTTCGGCATCAGCGTTTTTATACCGTGCGCTCTTGATAAATTCATTTCCAAACTGCCCTACTTTCCATCCAGTCTGTTCGGTAATTAATCTGTCTAATGTGGCATCCCCTGTTTGCGGATAGATACGTTGCAAACCGACCTTATCTATTTCTTTCTCAACGGGTGTTTTGGTCTTAATCGTTAGTCCTGTTAATTGACGCAAACGTGGGTCTTCACGCCTTAATATTTCACCCCTCGTTAAAGACGGTTGCTCGTTTAACATTGCTTCACCGACAAAAGGAATCTTGCTTGCGGCGGGGCCAAGCAACGGGCTTTCTTGGGTATTGAGAACTTTATCTTCCCCTATAAAATCTTTTACGGTTTGCAGGGGTACAGTGAACCCACTGAGATACTGTCCGGCGAAATTCTTGAGAAGTTTCTTTGTGGAATCTATGCTGTCTGTTCGTATTAAATCAATAAGGGTCAAACCCGTTCCGGCGATTCTACTGATAGACAACATACCTTCAGCCCAATCCTTACCAGAAAGTTTTTCGGGATGGGAAATGGCTTCACCTAAAAACAGATAGGTTGAAAACGGTGCGAATGGTCGTGCATCTATATACCTGTCTTTACCTACATTAATTTCGTACCACTTCTCCCCTGCGTATTCAGAGTTTCGCATTTCAAGACCAGCGCCTAACATCAACGTTCCTAGCGTTGCCCTTGATGCGGCCTGATAGACGGCATTAGGGTCTTTACTGAAGAACCTCGCCCTTGACGCGGCAGACAAGTATCCGGTAGGGTTGAAATCCCAAAGGAACTTGACGGCATTAGTCCAGAATCTAGGATAGGGGTGAATGGTTGTCAGCATGGGGATAGCTTTGTAAGCATCCATAACACCCTTGCCGAATCCCTTTTCTTGGTTTGCAGAAAAGGTCATCTCCATTGAATCTTTCGATGCTTTTTCTAGTATGTGCTGTGGGATGTTAGTTTTATAGGGGTCTTTACCTATGGTCTTTCCCCAAGCCGTTATCCGTGAGTCAAAAATCATTTTCCGGTAAAAGTATTCCTGTGTCCTATTGAGATACATCAGGGCATTACTTAACTTACCACCCAAGGTAATATCATGGATGGGGGCTGAAAGCATTTCGGCTTTTGTTTCTGGATACTTGCTTAACACGCCTTCAAGATTAGCTCTTTGTTTAGGTGACATTCTGTTTAATATAGCCGTCCAATCACCCATGAATTGAGCAAAGGCTTCCTTTTTCGGGACACCGCCAACCGTCTTGAATACTCCCTGTATGCCACTATCAAGAATATCTGCCCCGTACCTTGCGCCCTGGGAGGCGGCGTTTCTTGCGGCTGTTGCAATCTGCGTAACCATCAACATTCTGCGCTTATCATCAACGGCACGATAGACGTTCTTTACTTTATCCCATGTGGTCAGTGGTTCCAGTTTCCCAACACTCCCTAATGTTTCCTGAATAACAGGGTCATCAGGAAATGCTTTCTTCATAGCTCTAGCCCACTGACTGAACTGATTAAGTCCCTTACCGTGAACTGAACCAGCTTTAAGGATTTCAGAAGAAAGTTCTTCTGGTGTGATGTTGTATTTTGTTAATATCTCTTTCCCATAGTCGGGGTATTTTGTAATAGTATCGGCAATATTATACATTGCCCGTTGTGTTTCGTCGGCTATATAAGGACGTTCTTTATCAACAATCCCTTCTTGGATGATCTTCTGTATGACTTGCTTCTGTTCATCTAACCCCATTACGTCTTGTCTAGGGATAGGTGAAGGCCCACCTTGCGCCCCTGCCGTTGGCATTACTGGTGTTTTGGGGAGCGCAGGCTCACCCTTAACGATGGGTTTGATAACTGGTTCAGGTATGACGTTTTCCAAACTCTTGAACGGGTCTAGGCTTCTTTGTTTTGTTAAGGCGTTTAAACCCTTCTTGACGACTTGCGGGGCAAACCGTTCAACAACGGGCGAGGCAATACTACCGATTCCCTTGATTAAAGGTGCGCCTCCAATCAACAACTCTGCGCCTAGCACTTCTTTCAGCAAGTCCCTAGTTTGATGTTGTGTGTCCTTTTTGTTGAAGGCTTCCCGTTCTTCGGGGTCAAGGTATTTGACATAAGGCAACACGCTTTTTGCGGTTTCTTTCGCGGCTCCATACACCCCATATAGATTGGGGTTCTCCCTGCCCCACTTCGGCACACCATCCACAACGTCATTCTTGGGAGGGTATTTCTGCTTGAGGATGGATGCCATTTGCTCTTGAGGCATCCCATCAGGAAAATCCACAGAAGTATTATATTCCTTAATGAATATCGTGGTCATTACTCAAACTTCCCCGTAGCAGGATTCCATTGCATTTGTGAACGTCCACCGCCGAATATAGACTCAGCCGCACTTTGTTTTTGGGTTTGCTGTTTGTACCAAATATCAAATTTGTATCGGGGCCATAACTTGCTGTCGGGAACTCCCTGTTGTTTCTTTTCCGCTTTATAGGACGCATACGCATCGTCTGTGTCTGTTTGCTTACCTTCTGATTTATTTTTTAGTGCGTTTTCTATCTTCAGTCTTTGCACTTCTAATCTTTCGGCCTGTAAATTTGACGCATAATCATTCTTCTGTTTTAGCAATTCTATTTGTTGCGTAAATCGTTCCTTTAAGGCTTCCAGTTGCGCCTGAGATCGCATTTCCGCTATCTCTCGTTGAGCCGCCACTCTTTCATCGTTGTTGAATACGCGGGATTTTAACTCCAATGCCTTTTCAGGATTATATTGTGATAATATGTCAGCCTGCCCTAGTAAAGCCTCGCGGTAAGGGTCTTTTCCTTCTGCTTGCCATGCCTCATATTGATTGGAATATTGCTTTTGCTGTGGCGCGACGGGCGAATCAATATTAAATGGTTGCGTTAATCCTTGCCCTGGAACAGGGTTCATTAAGCCCTGATTATATTGGGTCAGTTTCGCCCTCATAGCCTGTTCGTCTGCTATCTCTTTTAGCTTGGCCTGCGCCATCTGCTGTGCGATCTTCTGTGAGGCTTCAGCCCTTCTATCTTCACCTATCGCCATGTAGGTTTTAAGGAAGTTGTCAGTAAACGCCTGTGCGGATGTTCCTAAAAGTCCCATAATAACCCCCTAAATACCGTATTCACTTCCCGAACCAAACAACATAGATAGTAAGTCACCGCCTGCGTCACTCGCCGTGTTACCGATGCTATTAACAAGGTCTGTATTCTTCAGTAACCCCGCCCCTATCGTTCCAGCCGCACCTAACCACCCTGCCTGATTTGCGGCATCGTAAGCCTTCTGTGAAGCGTTAATTGAAGCTAGGTAATTGTTATAAGCTGACGTTGCGTTGTTTGCTGCCGATACCAAAGGCGCTCCCTGACCCGCTAGAGCTAACAAGGAATTAAGCTGCTGTTCGTTGTAACCGAGTTTATCAGCACGGTTCGCAAGATCGTACTGGTATTTCTCGTAAGTCTTGGCGTTTTCCCATGCCGTCAAAGCATCCTGATAGGACTTATCCCATGTCAGCTTATTGACATCGTAAGCTCTCTTGTCCTGTGTCGCCAAAAGCCCTGCCTTATACTGGTCGTTTGCAGACTGTAACTGGTTCGGGTAAATCGTGGCGTTAAACTTGTTCTGATCTTCAGCGGCCTTCTGTTGCATGGCGTATCGTGTAGCGGCTGCGTTGGCTGCGTTGTCAGCCATTGCCCTTTGATAAGTGGAGTCTAAGGCGTTGGTCTGTTGGTTCTGCATGATGGAAGAACCGTAAAGACCTCTCCCGCCCATGACATTAGTTAAATTAGCCGTTCCCTGATTGTAGGCAGTTGTCGCGGCGTTTGCACCAGGCGTTGTCAAAGCCGATTGAAGTGCGTCGTAGTCACCCCCAAATAACCCGTTCTTATAATCCGGTGCGGTTACATTCGCTAACGGTGAAATGGGGTTGTATTCAACATAATCCGTCTGAGTCGGAGCTTTCTGTTGAGAGGCCACATATTCGGGGTAGGCTGTGTAGCCTGTGCTTCCTATCAAACCCTGAGCATCTTTCAATGCTCCTAATGTATATTGGTCGTAGGGAGTCCCCTGATAATTAGGATACGTATTTTTGATATAGGCAGGGTCATAGACTGATGGAACTGATGGAGTCGTTGGCGTTGTGGTGGTTACGTCAAATAACGCATTACCTAAATTCTTAAAGTAATCTTGTATTGTTGTGTCAGCCATGATGCCTCCTATGTGTACCTTAAAATCAATTCTTGCAGATGTTCAGGGTCTTGTTTGTAAAGCATATAGTCGTTTAGTTTATAGTTCTTATATTCGTCTGTAAGGGCTTCGGCTATTTTCTTGTCCTTGCTGTCACCGTAATCCGTTAATTTCGGGAGATCGGTTTTTGCGAAACTCGGAGTCGGTGAAGGTGTATCGGAAGCCATATAATCCGGTGCGGTTGTTATATTAAGAAGCCCCTGTGGTACATACTGCCCTCTTAAAAATGCCTGTTGCTCATAAGGTTTAAGCGCATCCCACTCTTGCTTTATTTGCGCCGGATTAGACATTAGGGTTTGGTTTAAATAATTCCCACCCATATTGATTCCGGTCTTTAAAAGACCAGCACCTAACTTCCCAACGTAGGGTGCAGCAGCAGAAGCCGCGCCAATAGCCGCGCCTCCTATAACTCCCTGTGTCCCCGATCCACCGGCAATTTTATTGCCTATTTCATAACCGGCAAGCGTTCCCCACGGTGCGCCGTAAGCCGCAATAGTTCCGATTGTCGCTCCAATAGTAGCGGCATTTTTTCTCAACTCTGGACTTATCTTACCAATGACAGGCCCACTGCCACGGGCGATTGTGTCAATTCCAGGTTCAGTAATGGGGTCAACAAGGTAATTTAGGGCTTGCCCGTAATCCTTGTTCTTAATACTCTCTTTAACTCCATAGGCTGAGACTGCACCAGGATTGACAAAAGGGGCTACCCACTTGGCAACGTCGCCTCCAAGTGATGAAAAGGGGGCATCGCCGCTAACAACGTCAGATATTCCCCCCGTCGCAATGCTCAATACTGAATCAAAGAATCCCATTAATACGTCCCCTTAGTCATCATAACTTCTCCTATAATCGCGTCTATTCCGAAACGTGCGGAAGTCGCCTGTAATTCAAATTGAATAGAGGATGATTTAAGTTTGTTGCGATTGACTTCTAGGGAAGGCTCCGCGCCTGAATCGTAGAGATAATCAGTTGCGGCGTTCACATACCCTGTTGCGTCATTAAGGTACTCACCGACACTTGCCATTGTGATTGTATCTAAAGTTACAGGCGTACCGTCAGATTTGATACCGATAAGCGTAATCGTACCGCCACTGAGAGGGGTTAAACGAATAGCTGTGCTTCTTAATGTAACATCAGTAGTCCCGAAGTTGTATCGCTTGCCCCGTAAGGCCGCGAGATACCCCGCACTGGTGTCAGGGGCCGTTTCATCAACGTCTGAATCCGTGTCCAGTTTGTAGAGATACCCGTTGTTGCCGCCTAGATATACCGTGTCCCCGTCAACACATAACGAATCTATCCTGCCTTGATTGAAATATAATTCCGTAAAGGCTAAATCCTTGTCGCCTAGAAGTTTTGCCGTGTATATCCGTGATCCGATGGAAAACCATATTGCGTTGTAATAGGGGACGTACTTCAAGAAGTTACAGGTCAACCCAAGGAACGCCGGCGCAATCTTCTTTCCGCTTGTGTCGCCCTGCATATCGCCGTATTCCGTGACTCCCTTGAGGGATTTCAACCCGTCCGTGTCAATAAAATAAACATTGTTGTAAGCCGTCAGGATAGCTCTCTCACTTTGGGCGCAAGTGTTTCCTGGGATTTCCCGCACATACCAGTATTCAGGGGTGACTTCTTCCGTGTTTAAACGGTACATTCTTTTCCGGCCTGTGGCGTATTTAGAGATAATCAAATCATCCCCGAATACTTCCAAACCATTGACTGACAATAAGTCACCGAATCCCGCTTTTAATCCTATGGCTGTGGTTGCCGTGTCCCATACCGTTTCATCGTTAGGGGCGGACAGATAAATAGAATCCGGCTCTGAGGCATGGTTACAGGCAATCCTTTGACGGATAACCCTCAAACAAGTGGCGTTAGGGGAATTGTCTATGGTCGCGTAAGTCGTCCCGTCCCATGTTTTAATCTTCGTACCACCATCGGCAATTAGAAGTTTACTATTGAAAGTAATGAACTCAGGCACGACTGTTGCACTGGCAATAGCCCCGATCTCCGTCCAAGCGTCTAAGCCTGTTCCTGACAGGTAGTAGAGTTTAGACCCATACACGCCGATAAGATACTTAACGCTCGATGACTTTTGATATAAATATAAAGCCCTGATACTCGCTCCCGCCGCCGAAGCCGTTTGGCACTCCGTACCGCAACGCACTTCAGGGGTGAGTTTTTCGGGGGAATAAATAAAGTTCAGCATCCTCGCCGCTTCATTGTCGGCAATCGACCATTCAGCCAAACTCAGGTTTAAACCGCCGCTAAACTCGCTTATTAACTGTGTGGTTTGGGAAGATTGCTTTAATCTAGCCATCAATCAACCAGCCTTTTTTCTCTTGCAGTGTTTGGGTTAGGGGTTTGTAAGCTTCTAGTATTTGCGCTTCCATGTCCTGTAATAGTTGAAGTTCCATTGACGCATCCATTTCAGAGATGTTCATTAATCGCATTACGGCGTACTGGGTAATAACGTCATCCAATCTCCCGCCCCAGGGCATACTTGACGCTGTGGTGTAAGCTGATGGGTCAACCGTGGGGTAATACCAGAGCCTTAATGTGGTCGTGCTGTCCGTAGGCGTGTTGGCAATCAGTATCCGTGAATTGACGTAATCCAGAAGGTAGAACATATTGGCTTCGGGATCGACCAATTCTTCCCAAGTGTCCTCGGAAAGTTTAGTCAGTTGCTCATTAGTCCCTGTGTTCCACAATCCAATGTCCACATCAAAGTCGGCAGGCATGTTAATGTAAGCCACATCATCTGTTGTGGTAAGGTCGGTGTATTTTTTTGCGAACTGAAGTCCGTTGCGTTGGACAATTCTATTCGCCCTTCTGATAGCCAGTTTGACGATGTTCAGTTTATACGCAGCGGAGAACCTCGTGTCGTTCGTATCTTCTATTTGGTATTGAATGTCCGTTATGATTGAACTTAATAGGCTCATGGCGTATCCTATTTAATGATGATGTTTGCCGATTTCCCCGGAGTGAGAATATGTTTGACGGTCTGATAACCCTTGTCCCGACCGACTTCCTTTAAATACCGTCTTACTTCTGTTCGGAGTAAAACAGGGTCGGCACAGTCAAGGGCATATCCCATCTTTAAAGCATTGAGATAATCCACCGTCGAAAGGGACATGACCTTTCTCATTGTCCGGCCTTCAGAAAACCCGTTACTGTTTTCCCTCTCCAAGTAGTTCTGTTTCAGAATTCCCGATATGTCCTGCACAACATTCTGTTGAATGGTGTAATCCCCGTCTTTGTTGTGCTGAAAGAACGCTGTGTTATCAATGATCTCGTCTTTCATAACTTCCTTTCGAAATGGGGGAGGTTGCCCTCCCCCGATTAGGTTACGCGATATAAATGTTTTTAATACGCGCATTGGCCTTCTGTGAACGGCACTTCAGCGTGTATTCCACATCAATCATCCACTTGGTTGACGGGCCTTGTTTGGCAAGTTCCACGGTGCGGTAAGGCATGAGGATCAACTGCTCCCACATATCCGGCTGAAGCAGGAACGTGGAGAAGTAGGTGGTCGAACTATCCAGCGCAATGAAACGGCTTGCCACGATTTTAACCGTCGCAAAGTCACCTTCATAGAAATCAACCGTGTTGATGACCTTCTTGTCGGAGTCATCGGTGTTGATGGTGATTTTGTTGTTGCCGTTGAACGCGCTGATAACCCTCTTGACCTTGCCGGGGGCAAGACACAGAGTAGGTTTGCCGCCGCAATCCCAAGCATCCTGCATAGCATCATTAAAGATGTCTTCCGTCAGAACGTTGGTTGTCGCCGGTGAAGCCCAATCGTTGTCATTGGTCGTAATGAAACCTTTGACACCGCAGGATGCACGGGCTGTTCCGGTTCCGTCACCAGCCGCAGCCGCAGCTGTGTTAAGCATATCGTACTCAACTTCCGTCTTTAACTCGGCAAGATGCTTTCCCTTCTGGTACGCAATTTCGGAGCTTCTACCGACCTTATCCACATATTCCATAACATCGGCCAGCTTGAACACCTTGTGGGAGTGCTGCGTGTAGTTGGAACTGTTAGTAGGGTAAGTGATTTCCGTTGCGGTTACATCCAGACCTTCAACCTGTGCATTGGCACTTGAAGGTGCGGTCAGGGTGTCTTCCTGCCACTGTTCATATTTCGCTTTCGCCTTGCCTTTTTTAATGGCGTTGGTGAACACGCAATCTGTAGGTGCTATATTTGTTATGGCATCCGCGATGCTTTCTCTCATCGAACTGGTGTAGTTCGCGGTATAACTGCTGGTATATTCTGTTGACATTGTAATCTCCTATGCCATGAGTTCCATGAGTTCACCCGTAGCCCTGTAATCCCCGTTCCTGCTGCGCTTCATCAGTTCCTTGATTTTTTCCTTCTGTGCTTTGGAGGCCGGTTCTAAACCGCCCTTGTCGGCACTTTCCAGAATGGGAGCGCGTGTTTCCCTTTTAACGGGTTCGGGTATCTTTTCTGCTTCGGGTTCTGGTTCAGGCTTTGTTTGTTTTTCCGCTATCTTTGTGCGGAACTTGTTGTAGGTTTCGAGATAAGACTTCGGGTCTGTGTTCAACTGGTTGAAAAGCGGTCTGCCGACGACTTCAGGCATTTCTGCAATATAATCGCGCATGGCCTTGTCCACTTCATTATAGAGAGGGTCTTTACGAACCTCTGCCGAAACGGAACTAATCACCTGCTCCAACGTCATTTGATCGGTTTTCTTTTGGATCGGCTCGATGAGTTCTTTCTGGACTCTCTCGTATGCCCGCTTCTCAGCCTGGGTGATGATCTGTTCAATGGGATCATCGGACTCCACAGGTTCCGGTTTCTTGGTTTCTCCCTTGAGATAATCCGCTATATGTTTCTGCAAATTGGGGTCGTTCTGCATGGCTTTGACCAAGCCGACATAGGGTGTAATCATGTCTCGCTCGGCGGCCAATGCTTGAGTTTTTTGGGTGTAGTCAAAACCTTTCTGCAAGAGTTCTTCCTCTTTTGCAGGGTCTATCTCGACATCCTCACCTTTCCATTTAATGACCCGTTTTGCTTTTTCCTCTTTGGGAGGTTCGGGTTCTTTTGTTTCCGGTTGCGATTCCTGCTTAGGTTCTTCGACAATCGGTTCTTTGCCATCCAGAATGGCCTCCGCTTCCGGTGACAAGGCAATATTATTGTCCACTAAACTAACGTGACTCTCTACACTGGGTTGAACCTGTGTGGTTTCCTGTGCTTCTTCCATAACTATCTCCTTTCGGTTAGATAAAAAAAGCCGCCCTCTCTTTCGAGAATAGGCGGCTCAACTTGTTTGATACCGTTTATGTTACTGAGTTATCGGAAATTTCCTTTGCGGGGTAAAATATCCGTACCTCAACCCGTCTGCGTTTTCTCCTCTGTTGGTATAGATTTTATTCTGGTACATGGGTTTTAAAAGAGAATGTGACCCATGAACCGTTACCTTAATCCCCATTCCGATGGCAACTCCGATCCAGAACTCAAGTGAAGGCTTTTGATACTGGTATTCATCGTCATAGACGGTATGAACTCCGTATAAATCAATGCTCTCCACTTTCGTCCAGATCGCATACGCCATCATGTAGTCTATGCCCCCTGTGAAATAGTCTATGCCGAATGACTCGCATATTTCCTCCACAGGATACGGCTTGCTGGTGGGAATAAAATCGTAGTGCTTCAGCGTCAAGTAGGGAATCTCCATCTCGTTCACTTTCTTGAAGTGCTGAAGATACCGCGGTGCGGTCTTGTGATACCATGTGTCCTCGTCGCAATGCTCTTTCCACCATTCAACATCGTGCGGTTCAAAGATGATGTCAAAAGGGCGGGACATGATATGATCGTTTAAGCCCCATACTTGCCGGTCGCTCTCTCCGTGAATCATCGGAGCATCGTCCCATCCCGCCCCTTTGCCTAATATGTAAACTTTAGTAATCGCCAAGGTTCATCCATGTAATCGTAGCTGTTCCGGTGATTGTAACCGTCGCATCTCCGTCAATATCAGTCGCACTTGCAATACCTACATTCAAATAAGCATCAATAGCAGTGGTCGTTCCATCGAGGGGTGTCAACACACCGACTCCCTTTGATGCTGCCCCCGCTACATTAATGGTTGCACTGGCTGTGCCGTTTGTTGTCTGAAGAATATTCTGTTCTGTGGTCGCCAGTGTTCCATTGGCCTGTGTAGTACTACCAATTCCCCAGTTATATGTCACTCCCGCGTTCAATGTGTTGGCCAGAACACTTGTAGTTGTTAGCGCAATAGACCCCGTTGCACCCAAGAAAAGGATTCTTCCCTCCGGAAAATCGTAGAACTTTACGCCCCCACCCTGTTCCGTATCCCGAAGGGAAATTGGTGTTGCCGTAAAGGTAAACACGCTCTGGTGAACAGGGCCGACACCGTATTCAACAACGCCAACCGTTGTGCCAGTTTTCGCGCCAACGCCGTCAAGCGTCTTAAACGCTTTCTTGGCTGTGATGATCCCCGATGAACTCTGTGATAAACTCGTTAAATTCTGCATATCTTCTCCTAAGTCGAAATGGGGGGACTTGCCGGGACTTCTCCCGCAGTTTCCTGCATCCCCTGAGACTCGTCGTCTGTTGTTTCAGACCTCGGCTTATCTCTTGGCTTTAATGTGTTGTGGTATCGCTTCTTGAAAAACGTCACGCTTTTCTCAAGAGCCTCTATCTTCCCGTCCTTCACCCTTATGGTTTCCTCTAGTTGAGATTTCAGGGCTGCAATCTCAGCGTCTTTCTGTTGCAACGACCCCTTCATTCTTTTCATCAGATAGTCGTTGTTGTCGATACGCTGACCCTCGTATTCAATCATAAAACATCTCCTTTCTGGTAAACCTCGCCCCCATGTTCAGGGTTCTGTACCCGTGAAATGGCTTTCTGACCCTCGTAAATGTCAATCTCCACCAGGTTCATAAGTTCCTCAATCGCTTGCTCTTGAGACTTCAGAACCGTAAACTTCATTTGTTCGTCCGGCCTTAATGAACAGATATTCTGCCAGAGCATTTGCTTTGAAAGAGCGATAACGCTTGTGAAGTAGGGGTTATCCTCCAAATATCTCTTGAACTGCTCCGCATCACTGCCTCGGTTGATTATCTCCTGCTCTGTCATTTTTCCCTTTCTCGGCCTGATAAGCCTTAGTCAATACGTCAACAAGTTTCGCCCTTTGGTCAACCTTCTTGCCCTGCATATCCATTGCGTGTTTCTCTCTCGCAATAGCCAATTCCTGTATGGCTCCTTGAGTGTTGTTCTGCTGTTCAGCCATTTTGGTTTTGGCTGTGAGAATATCTCTCGCCTGTGGAAGTCCGGCAACCTTGCCCTGCATATCCGGTTGTATCTCGACCTTCTGAAGAATCTGCATTTGCTCGTTTCGTGTAAGTAGCGGATATAACTTGTCGATCTGTACAAATTCTTTCCAATCAATCTTCGGTGGTTGCTGTCTAGCAATCTCCGCGTTCTTCTTCATTTCCTCTACGCTGAACATGGCGTTTTCCATATTCAATCCAAGGAGTGCGTATTTCTTATCCACAGCGTTTTTCAGTTTAATAGGATCAGTCATACCTAGTTTCATTCCTACCTGAGTTGCGAACTGTAAGAACAAATCGACCTGTTGCGCCATTTGCAGTTTCTCGGCAGGGCTTACACCGATGTCTATTTCAATATCAAACTTCCCTTCAAGGTCTTCCTTGTTGACGGTAATCTGCGTCCCCAGGATTTTAACCGGATCATCGGAAGGCCATTTCTGATTGATGAAAATAAAGTCTCTTATGATTCCACTGATCGCACTGTTGCCGATTTGCTTGGCTTCCAATCTTGAACGTCTGTCGCCGGCTTTGGAAATCAGTGAAACACCTGTGGCGGTTTTGTTTAAGGAATCTCCCTGTAATCCCTGATTGTATCTTGATCTTCCCGTACCTTCTTCGGTTTCGCCCTTGGTCAACTCAATGGCTTTCAGCAAAGCCGTGATGTCAAAGTTGCCTGGGACAGCCCCTAATTTCTGAGGATCGCCTAAAATAACATCAAAGGGCTTTCTGTCCTTCAACATCTTCTGCATTCGTGGATCAGCAGTGACAAGGTTCTGATAGGTGGATTGCGCCGCCATGTCTTGAGCAAACCGTATTAAGTTGGTCTGCACTTTCGCGTCATGTTCCAAGATAGACGCGGGCGAAATACCAGCAACCTTATGGGGTTCCGGTATAATACACCCGATTCTAAACGGAGGCCGATTGTATGGGTTCTCTATTTTCTGAGCAACGACACTTCCCCCGATGGTCGTTATAATACAGGGTTCTAAAAGACCGTCCTTATCTATGTCCAGTTTGCAGTAAATCTCGTAGGCATCCAGTTCCCTAGAAAGGTCATCTTCTTTCTGCGCTCCATCCGTGATGATCTCTGTCGTGCCGTCAACCGCGTATTCAACCGCTTCCTGATCGACGGGCTTGACTTCGGGTTCTCGACCGATCATGCAACATTCGTCAAACGTACCTTTCTGATAGAGTCCGGCTTTCTCTCTTTTCCTGACTTCATCGAGGGTGATTCTGAAGGTATGATAAACCAATCTCCCTTCAATCCCGCCCCAATCGGTAATCTTGCAGTCGGAAGAATATCCGAAAGCCCAAGGAGCGAGGGCTTCCATATAAGGGCCCGCGTAAATGGTTTTCTTGCGAACAACCTTGACTTTCTCATAAATCGTGTCTTCCTGTTCAGTAGGAAGTCCGTTAGGGTCAACACCCTGAACGGGTATCTTGAGTTCGTCATATTTGGTAATGGTGTTCTGTTTGTCCAACGCCAACTGCATCATCTGTTTGGCATTTAGTCTTGGGAACTCTTTTGTCTCTAAGGTGAAGTCATCCTTGCGATAGACTTTCATCACGGAGTATCTGTAAAGACCCGCATTAAACAGGAAGTCATATAACCGTCTTTCACCATCCTGCTTTCTGAACATCTGATAGCGGATCAACTTTTGAAACTTGGAGGCTTTATCCTGGTTGTCGGATTTCATCACAAAGAAATCATCGGTGAAGATTTCCATGAGGTAGGCCAATCTCGCCTGATGGTCAGTATAAACCACCGGAGCAATAATCTTCGACCAGCCTTCTCTTTCATTCCCGTAAGGCGCACCCCTAAATCTGTTGTACCATTCTTCCCTTTGGTCTGATAATTCCGATTGAAAGTCGATGGCCTGGTCGAGGTCGTCTTGGATCAGTTCAAGTATTTCGTCGTCAGAAATCTTTATCTTTTCGTCCATTATTCCACCTTAAAAGATTCAGTGACTTGTATATTCAGAGGCGTTCCATTCTCAAACGCAATGGTTACTTTCCCGTAAAACTTCCTTGCGGTTAATCCTTTCAGCACCTGAAAGACTCTTGCTAGTTTCGTAATGACGGGTTTCAATTCTTCCATTGGCAGACGTTCTCCGTTATAGGGTTTGTGTCGCCTCTGCTGTTTTTGCATACTTCCGGTTTCGTGTCCTGTATTCCGCAAGTGTTGTCGTCCTGTAAATGAGGGCAGACAGAAGGCAGATAAATTGTCTGTATATCCTGACCCCTATTCACAACCTTGAACCCTCGCGTCTCGTAGAAATCAATCGCCACTTGCGGCATCTTGCCGTACGAAAACCCGATCCACCGGCAACATTCTCCGCACTGCTGGCAACTCATAACATGACCCTCGTTTCTTCATATCTAGTCTTATGTTCATATTCTGCGTACCATTCCGTATTCTTTAAAGCGCATCGGTAGAGGCACTCCGTAAAATCATCGTCCGTCTTTTGAGGCTTTAAAGTCTCAGGGTCATACATGAGGTTCTCAGTCTGCTCGATGGTCTTTACACAGTCCTTAAAGAAGAATAGTCCCGGCATTTCGTTTTCCGTCCATAAAAGATTGTTGACAATCGCTATCCCCACATCCTTGTCTTTAGATGCAGTCTCAAGAGGGTAATTCCTAGACGCAAGGGATTCAGACATAATCGTATATACGTCGATGTCATTTCCCTCGCCTCCCTTTGCCAAAGGGTCAATGCCGATGGAGTTGATTCTTTCGTAACTTCGTTCTCGGATTCGCCTAACAATTTCTTCAGCGATATACTTCGGATTTCCCCTGTCCCATATCTCGTCACATACATATTTAAATCCGTTCTTGAGTGTGGCAAGAAATACCACAGCCCATTTCTTAGAAGGGTGAAAGTCAATCTGAATGTCAATTAAAGCGTCCAAAGGTATCTTAAACCGTTCTTTGACGTGTGTATGACGCTTGAAACGGGGGAAAACCAGTGAGGACATATAAGACGGGTTCCCGTATAAACGCGCCTTCTTTTCGTCTTCAGTAAGGGTCTTAGCGAATTGGTCAATACCCTCTTTGGTTATCCCGTAGCCTACGTTTGAATAAATATCCCCCGTGATGTTGAACACTGACATATCCGGCTCACCGTTAGGAAGTGTCGCGTTAATAACCTCTCTGCTGATCCACGCTTCTTTAAGAAGGGTCATACAGAATAACTCCCTTCCCTTGCGGTCAATCAAACCCCTAGCAGCGGCAACGCGAACATTTCTCTTAGGAGGTTCGTCATAAATAACTAAATCCCCGTTCCATCCTTCAAACACATCGGAGTCTTGAACATTGGAAAGTATCTCGATTGATCCCCTCTTTCCAGATACCCACAAATACTCAACACCCTGATTATTCTTTCTCGTTTCAATAGGAACTCTCTTAGGCCACCAGAACTTCAACGCTGGTTCAACAACGGCTTTAACGTGGCTTTCCCATGCCTGACCGATATAACGGACTTTACGAGGTTCAGAATGAGGGAACTTAATCTTCTCACCACTCCAAGGCCACTCCCCCAAGATTGTACAAATAGCTAATATTGCGCCGATTGTTGTCTTGCCAATGCGGTTGCCGCCCGTATAGGTGAACACCTTATAAGCAGGATTTTTCCATGCCTCGATAAGCTGTGTCTGTAACGGGTTCGCTTCCCGCAATTCTGGAAACTGCGGAGTCCTGATAGTATTGAACGCATATATCCGGTTCTCCTTAAATATATCGTTCATCTGTTTAATTTTTTCAGGATCAGTAGGCAGCATATTAACTCGGACTCGTCAAACCTAAAAAGTATCGTGGGTAGCCAGGATTGTAATGCACAACAACTTCGCACGTTCCCGAACACGTTATCTCCACATACAATCCGTTCACGCAAAACATATTCATTCCCGTTGCACCATTTATCCCCAACTGTGAGGCATCGTAAGTAGATGTAGGCACAACTTCCTGACCTTCAGCTTTTGAAGCATGGTCGTAAATCGTAATAACAGGGTCATTGATACCGTCCGTGCCGACTAGGAAACCATGGAAGATACAAGGGCCAGCATACACTACGCCAGATGATGTCTTTTTAGCTGCCGGCGCGGAAAGAAAATACTCGTTTCTCATGTTTTTCATGCGGCGTACTCCTTATTGACAATGCGCTTCCATAAAGACCGTGCCTTATACCAATCAATCACACCGCAAAGTTCGGCAACCTTTTGTCGGAGTTCGTCAATCTGTCCCTTGAGTTCTTTGGTTGTCGCGTAATTGTCTTCATCTTTGACTGTCCTGTAATACTTGGCGGCTGAAAAGACTTCCCATGCCAATCTAATCGGCTCAATATCATCCCGTCTCTCATAGACCTCGTTAATGGCCTGTTTAATTGCATCGGCGGGTAGTCCGTGTCTGACCGTCCCGACACTGATTATCTTGGATACGGGAATATTTTTTTCAGCAAAAAACTCTACAATTTCGTCTTTCATGGGTAAACCCCCATTAGTAATCCTTTGTGTTGTCGTGGAGTCCAATCAGAGGGAACGGTTGTGACAACTGCGTTATACTGTGCCAGTGTTAAAGTAGCCGTCGCACAGTCCACGTTAATTCCGGCGTTTACATTCGCCTTCTGCTGGCTTAAAACAAGTTCTGCAAGTTGCGCTGAAATAGAGACATTCAGATTTACGTCAGCATCGTATTCAGTTAAGACAAGCCCTTCTGCTACGGGCTGAATAATAATCGACGCATTGACGGTCGGTTTATAAGCCGTTAAAATTAACGACTGACAGGTAGCCGACACTTCAAGGTCATCGGACACCGTAACCGTTGGCTTGTAAGCCGTCAGGACAAGTCCCTGTGAAGTCGCCCCGACATTTATTTCTGCATTTACAGTTGTCGGATATGCCGTTAAGGTCAACCCTTGAACCGTTGCTGATACATTCAGACCGGAATTGACATTCGGGTTATAGGCGGTCAGCGTTAGGGCTTGGCAAGTAGCCCCGACATTGACAGAATAGCTGACACTAGCCGCCTGTTCTGTAAGGGTTAAGGCTTGAACACTTGGAGATACTTGAACATTTAAATTAACATCTGTGACATTTTGTGTGACAACCAAAGAGGCGCAGGAAGCCAATACATTGACTTCGGCATTAACAACGGGCTTATACTGGGTTAAAGTTAGCGACTGACTTGTGGCTACAATGCTAGTTTCGGCATTGACCGTAGCGGCGTTTTGAGTCAGAATCAGGCTTTCAGCAGTTGCCGTAATAGGGACATTCAGTTTAACACTTGGCTTATAGGAAGTAAGAGTAAGGGCTTGGCATGAAGCCGTCAGACTGACTTCTGCGTTGACCGTAGGTTTGTATTGGGTTAAAACTAACTCAGTCTTGGTCGCAGAGACATTGACATCGGTAGTTTCTTCCCAGAACCCGTCAGCCCAGAAACCAGCAGCCCAAAAACCGTCAGCCCAAAAACTCATTTACGCGGCTCCCATCGGTGTAGCATCACCGTCGCCTACTAAGGTAATGTCGTTGATCGTCTCAACATTAACATCTGCTAAATGCGTAGAAGGGTCATACCCTGTATCCGCAAAGTCTTTTAAATCGGTTGCTGATTGAGCCGTCCCGCCTAAAGCCGTTACGTTGACATCAATCGTAGTCCCATCAATCAGGGAGTTATTCAGCGCAGCAGCACGGAATCCGTAAATAGGACTCGCCCACGGCAGTATGCCCGTCGCCACTCCTGTAAACCACCCAAACCCTTCTGTGTCGTTGTTAATTGAAGCCCCACCGGAAGCCGGAATCCCTATCGTATAAACTCCTGACGTTCCCTGATCCGTCCAATCGTAATTGCCTCCGGTTGTAGGAGTGACGGCAGTAACGGTGTAAGCTCCGGCGGTAGTCACGAAATGCCAGTTTAAGGCCATTCCAGCAGCATTGTAAGCCACAGCACCTTCAATGCTCTTGAAGTCTGTGTCGTCAATTAGTGGGTATCTATTGACGGGAACTTCCGCTAATGCTGTATCTACGTCGAAATATATATCTGCCATAAGAAACTCCTATTGATTTAAATAATAATAATACGGTTTAACGCTTGAACCCCCCGCTGTATAATAAACCCTGATTTTGATGTAATCGACGTGAAAGGTTGTATTTTTAGTGGTCGCTAGTTCAATGCCGAAGGTACTCGCAACAATATCACTCTGTGTTAGAGTTGTCCCACACATCTCTGTTGCGCCACCGTATGTTTTCTCGGTGGGTGAAGACAGTGCCCAAATAGTAGTGGAGGCCATATTACTACCAGTGCGACCACTAGCCTTCCTCAAATATAACTCATTTTCATAATATAAATCAGAATCGGCATACCTAGACATCACAAACTCGATGCCATCAATAGTGCTTCCACTGGGTATGTCTGAACTACTAAAACCGAAATTACTTAGGGTAAGAAGGTCACTGGCTCCATTCTTGGGAACCTTACAAGAAGCATATGATGTGTCATCCGCCTTAGCATAATCTGGATTTGACCAATCGACTGACGTACCATTATCAACTGTAGCAGCAGTCCCGGCAAACTTATAGTCAGTAACAGCCATTACGGTTTAACCTCCGCCGTAGCCCTAGTTACAATACCATCACGCAATTCTTTCTCAGCCGTAGGTAACTTCCCTTCATACTTGGCAGTCAATAGAGTGTCTTCTGCTGTGGTCAGAATAGGGGCTAATTTGATATAAACCTGGCAAGCAGTCATCTCGTCCTTGATCTTGTCGATAAAGAATTTACGGCATTTCTCATCCAGTTCCTTGCCGACTTTATCCAACACCCACTCTGCCCAACCTTCGGGAAATTTAGGGTCGTCAAGATAGAGTTTAAACCCATCCGCACAAGTCCCGTCAGCCTTCATCCCGTTACCCTTATTCGCATACTCCATTACAGGGATAGCCTCGCCAGCATCAGCGCAAGCACCAGCCTTACGGCATAATTCTATGAACTCGCTAAACTTGGATTTCAGTGTCAGCATATCAATTCCTTACGCAGCTTTCGTAATGGTCATCAGTCCCGACCCGTTCCATGTGATCGTCAAATCACCTGCAGTCATGTCAACAGGCCCGCCTAAATCCACATAACAAAGAGCGTCCTTACCGGCATCGGTATAATTGTAAACAATCGCCCAATACGCATCATTGTCATTAGAAGCGTCCTGCGCCCATGTCGGATTAGTAGCAGAATCAATCGTCACCACACCCGCAGCCTCGGTAACCAAGTCAGCCAGCGTCCCCAAATCAATCCCTCCGGTTACATACGTCCCGGAAGTACCCACCTCGGTAAAGTCACCCAAAGTAGGTGTCGCAAAACCCGCAGTCGGTGTAGCCGTATTGTCGCATATCGCACAGTAAAAATGATCCGAAGCCGCCCAATCCCCATCCAGCATCTTCGCCATCGCTTCTTCAAAAACTACCAAGTCGCCTCTAGCCATATCTATTCTCCTTTAAACCCTTTTTATAATTTTGCGAAAATTTTGGAGCCGGTGAAAGGAGTTGCACCCTTGACCGTCTGCTTACAAGGCAGTTGCTCTACTGTCTGAGCTACACCGGCCTTTTTGTAATTTCGTATGGATACAGCACACTAAATTTACGCACCGTGAGGCTCAGGGGTACGGGTGGGGGTACCCTTTTCCTTCATTCCCTGACTGCCAGTTCCCCACTTTGTGTCTTGTTTTGCCCTTCTTCCTCCACCACTGTTTTCAATGTTTACATAATACTACTTACGGGACATAATCTATCTTTGTAACTATGCGTTATCATGGTGGATGGTGTATAACCTATAATCAACTACTAGTATCGGCGCGCCTTCTCGGTCTATTCTGGCTTACTTTCATCGATGTCTATTACTTCTCCCTCCACTTTGCCTGTTTCCTGGGACTTGATTACACACCCGATCAGACCTCGGATGTCCACAGCTTGGATGCTTGTCGCTTCCCCTCTAAGTAGTTGAATCTTATCATTTAATACTGCGGTTGCTAGGACTTTCTGACTTAGGCTAGCCTTTTTTAGATCATCATCGCCAACGGAATTTACTATCTTTGCCTGTAAACTCTCTAGGACTTTATCTTTATTAGCTATGAATAGTATTGTATCAGGGTTTGATTTATAGTCGTGAACTAATTGTGATATTCTTTGGTTTGAGTAGCCGCACATATCAGCGGCTTCCTGTTGGGTGAGCTCACCTTTTGCTGCTAGTTCTACCGCTTTTTCCTTCCTAATGATTTGGTTTCTTTGTTTGCCTCGTTTTATTGATTCAGCGGTCATTTGGTTACTTTCTACCCAGTTTTTGATGTTGTGGTTACTTTCTATACAGTCTATTTTGCTCTGTACGCTGTTTTCTATGGTTAGCCCTTGTGATGGTTCAGGCTTGTAATCGCTGCCCGGCTGTCCGGGCATTGTCACCGGACGCGCTCTTGGTGAGGTTGTGCTCGGTGAAGTGGGGTTAGTTTAGCTTGCTATCCGCTTGCGCGGTACGCTACGCAAGACCCTGTAAGGTAAATCAATTTAATATATAGCCTCGATATAACCTATTTTTTGAGGTTTTCGAGTAATATGGCTTTGTATTTCTTGACGCATTTTGATATGTAAGGCTGTGAGATATATAGTTTATGTGCTATTTCTTGCTGACTCATCCGGTCTATGAAATACATGGAAAATATAATTTCAGAGGTTATACCCACTTCCGGGCATGGCTTTGATTTGTGGCGTTCATCTAATAGTATTGGCTTTTCCTTCTGTCTGTATGTCACCAGTGACAATTCATGCTTGAGCCAGGCGCATTGCTTCTTACATTTAGGTTTTTCTGGGCAAATATCACAACTAAATGGCTTACGTTTCATGTATTTAATCCCTCCCCTAGTACTACCGTTCTATTGTCTTATAACACAAGATCGGGATAGTTGGAAGGCTTTTATGTCGATTTTCTTTACATATTTGAAATTAATTTAAGTATATGATTTATTACTATTATTATAATTTAACACTATTCAACTAACCCTTTAACCCTAAAAAACGTCGATATTCTTTACATAGTTACATTATGTATATGTTTTGATTGTGTTTATTGCCTGTTTTATACCCTATTTTTGCCTTGTTTCAGTGTATTCTTACCAGTTAAACGTCGATAAACTTTACAAAACCTAATTTGTTTTGTATAACAATATTTAATAATATAATTATTTATATTTATTTTATCATATCATTTCAATTACTTAGCACTTAATTAAATAATATTTAAATGTGCTGGCATGGGTGATGCAATGATTAAATGCAAATACAAACAAGGAGGATTAAAAAAATGAAAAAAGGATGGACACGGAAATCTTATGACGCGCTGTATAATTGGATCGACAAAACCAAAAGACCGCAGGTCAAAAAAATCTTATTAGACGATGGTCTTGATGATGTCGTAACGCGCCTTGAGGCTGCCCAAAACATGGGGGAGTGGTACAAGATCACCCATGAGGCCGTTGCTGCTGTTGGCCCCGGAATTGTCGAGGCATCCGCAAATCAAGCAGAAAGAGAGTTGGGCGCTATTGTTGATAGTCAGAGATTATCAAAGATTGATAACGAAGATTATGATCGTAATAACATGGGTTACGAAGGGCATATTGACCGTCGGGGATATTAACTAACCAAAAGGGGGAGACAATGAATAAACACGACAGAATGTACGAACAAATCAGGAAACATGGCGAAAACTTAAACAAGGTTTTTGGATTGAATGAAGACCCTATTAAACTGGCTAAAAAACTTCATTCCTTAGAGGTTAAGGCTCACAAGTTGGCAACTGACTATTGCAATGGGGAAAACAATGTCACGACTGAAAACTGGGAAGATTTGACGGATGTTATTTTGTCAAAAGTCGATAAGGTGTTAAACTTTAAAGCACAAAACATTCCTGTTTATGTTAATGGCGATGCAAGAGGATATGCTTTGAAAATTCGAGATGAATACGCCAAAAACTTAACAATACATAAAGACTGGGGAGGTTATGGAATATTAGCCCCCGACTTTAACGGGGAGGTGTAACCATGACTAAATCAGAGTTGAAATACAATGTTGAGAATACAGGCAGCCATTTTTTTGAACGCTCGTCAATGAAGTTCTTTGGCGATACCATGAAAAACTATGGCGTAAAGTCGGCAAAGATCAAAACAAACTATGATGAGAATGATAACTATGTTGATGATGGTCTTGAAATTGAAGTCTGGGAGCTTTATAGAATACATCCCGTTAAACATGGTTTATGGTCATCCTCATACTTTGACAAAAAGACCTTTGAACGCAAACATCCCAAAACAATAAAGGAGGCTTAAAATGGAGCGCAAAACCACGCTACACATCCAAATAGATGAACTGACAAAGCGGAAATACAAGGTATTGTGTACCCTTGATAACTGGACTATCCAGCAGCGGACTGAATACCTTGTCAAAGAGTGGATCAAACTAAACGAGTACAAAATAACCGGATTAGACAAATAGGAGGTAGAAAAATGACGGACAAACACAACGAAACCGAACAAGCAAAGCCTTTTCATTTTGCAACAATAGGCGTTAAGGATGCAAGTTTTAAAGACTTACCGGAAATTAAACATCTTTGCCCCTGTTCACTTGAAATTAAAGAATGTAGAAAAATGAAGAACGGGGTGTATTTTGGAAAGCAATTTAATGTTGCAAAAGTAATATCATGGGCAAATAATGAGCGTTATGTGTGCGCTATTTATCCCATCGGTAATGACTTTGCACGTGAAACTTGTGAGGCATTGTTTAAATAATTTAAACCTCCCCTTTGCCTGGTCGCATTGGGGAGGGTGAAACTAACCCCCGATGAAAGGAGCAATTCTATGTATCACAGGAACGGAAACGAGTCAATATGGGTTTTGGTCGGTATTTTAGCAGTGTCGGCGTGTTTAACTTTTGAATATTTATATTGTATAGTTCAATTCCTCGGATAATTATTGGATGATTACACCAGCCCCGGTTCGCCGGGGTTTTCTTTTATGCCTTTTTATCTTCTTCAAAGACCAATATTCTTTCGCCATCATCTTCATCATTATCAATTAATTTCGCTTTTGGCGGTACCATTTTTAAATCTTCTATAATCGAAAAAGCCGTTGAACTATTTAGTATGAAAGTCACTTCGTGCTGTGTTCTAACAATCTTCGTTTCAATTAATTTCTTATACATAGTTTTCTTTTCCCCTCTTTTCCCTACCCCAGGTTAATAAATCCCGATGGTTTTAAACTACTTCATAATTTTTTTTAATTTATACGCATCAATCAGGCGTATCGAAAGGTTTTGGATTGCGTATGCTTCAAACTCGTTGCTTGGTTTATCTTCATTAATGTCTTCTCGAATCCTTTGCCAAACATGAACGGCCTCATGCACTAATAATCCAACAATTTCAATAGGTCGAGTTGTTTTATCTTGCTTAATGCCAACAAGAAAGCATTTATCATGCTTTTTCGTGCCGCTAAATTCTGTAACAGTGGCATCCTTCCCATCAGTAACCCATTTTATATCCTCTGATTCGGATACACCTAGCCTTTTTAATTCATTTTTAAACTGGTTTTCAGTCTGACATAGACCAACACAAAACGGTGATTCAATGATTGCCCTCTCAATCCAAACAGCACCTTTAGGTTTTTTGATTCCAGTTTTAGGTTTCATTCCTTTACCTCGATCCAGTCCTGATAAATATCCTCCGGCGTGAGGTTGTATTTCCATTTCATGTGTTCAAGATCATCGTCTATTTGTGCTAAGTCTTTTAAATGCCTGACCTTCCCTTTATATGTCCAGTTGCAAAACTGCTGCCTTGCGTCCGGTGATAATTCAGAAAACTTTATAATCCCATTTCTATAAGTCTTTTCCATATTATTTCCCCTTTATGTTATTTTCCACATACAGCGGAATTAATCCGTTCAACACGTAGTTTTCTTGCGTGTTTTCTCTTTATACGTTATCTGCTTAATGATATTACTCCCCTCGATGATAATGGAATCAGCCTTTCTTTTCTTGCTGTGATACTTGGCGCAGTCCTCGGCCTCGTCTAACGTGTCGCAGAAATCGGCTAAAATGTAGCCATCCTTGACGCAAAATACTTTGACTGTGAATTTCATACAACCTTCCCACCGTGTAAAATCCGCTTGTTTTCCACTTCAAAATTCCCCTTGTCGTCTATCGTGACAATGGCGCAACCCCAATTCCATTTTGAACCAAAAGGCGAATAGTCTGGGTGAAGATCGCACAAACAACCCACGCTCCATGCTGTCAGATATGTGTCTTTGATGTTGGTGTCTGTATGCTCAGAAGTCCGGTGAAGGTGTCCGCACAAAGCCCAGGAATTAGCCCGTAAGAAAAGCCCTCTTGCTGGATTAACACTTGATGTTATAGTTCTAAACTCATGTCCATGAACAACGGGAAGTTCACCGGCCATTATCAGTTGATGATAGTCTAAAAACTCGATTCCTCGCCCCTCAAAATCAAGCAAGGTTTCCATAGCCACCAATGGAGTTTCAACTAATTCGGGGCATCGTTCAGCGAAATAACGGGGCAATCTGTATTCGTGGTTTCCAGGTTTATACACGATATTCTCTTTTGGGAACATCTGCCGGAGATAATCAAGAAATTCCAAAAAAACCAAAACCTCTTTCATAAAGTCTTTTCTGATTACCGACTTCCAGAAGCTCAAGGCCGAGCAGTCTTGCATATCACCGTTCATTACAATACCGTCAACCTTGCGCTTCAATCCGTATTTCAAAGCAGCTTCAAGAGGTGTTCTTTCGTGAAATGGAATATGAGCATCCATAATGAAAAGATATTTACCTGCTGGCAGGTCATAGGGAGTTGTTACCCTTCGCCATGTGTCGGGCATATCCTGTTTTTCGGCTGGAATAATCATGGGATTTTTCTCCCTATTTTCTACCCCATTTTCTCCCCTGACATAACGAACTGCCGATCTCGCACGTTCTAAATTATTCTCAAACATCCCGCCGTGTATAGATAAAAGATACCTGGCGATACTCCGTGTCGGTAAGTGGTTCAGTCTTTGCACTACGTCTCTTACAATGTTATTTTGTTCGGTTGCCATTACTCCTCCTCGTCTTCGATTATTTTGACATGCCCACTGAACACGAAAGAACAAGCCCTCAAGAATAGCTCAAATGTTTCGCAAATTTCATCAAGGTTTGAATCATTCGGGATTTGCAATAATACATCCGAAACATCAAATTGATTGTCAGGGTCATGGCTCTTATAAAATTTTATCATCTCGGCCTCCTAAAAGGGAACTTCAGTTATAGGAACTTGTTCTCGGTCAATGGGCTTTTTGTCGCTTCTGATCTCAGAGCAAAGTATTTGCCATGACTTTTTCTTGTCACCTTTTTTGTCAGTGTATTCGCTCAATGTCAGCCTCCCAAAAACCGTAAGATAATCGCCCTTTTCAATTCCCTCACATTGAGGAATTAGGTCTTGAAACACAACAAGGTCAATCCATTCATTGACGTAACTCTTGTCTTGTTGCTTAAACCCCATTGAGCAGGGTATTCGCCAGACTTTATCAAACTTCTTAACAGCGTTACTCACCTTGACTTTTAATTGCTTGGCGTAAATTCCAAATTCTTCCATTGTGGCCTCCTATTTCTTTTTAAATAATTTCGTAACGTCCTTGCCTGTTTCTGTGTCAAATACTTGCAAAATCTCAATCATGTCAGCCGATGCTTTGCCATCCGTTGCCCACGGTTCATTGATTTTAGCTTTTAGTGGTATTTTAATTTTCGCTTCTAAATGGCGTTCTGGATAATTAACGGCGCACCAACTTCTTGATGCAAAATGAAATCCTGGTGACGAGCAAGTTACCCGTTCATCATCGGCAAAAACTTCACCTTTATTGAGTTTGTTAATACCAACTTGAAACTGATAACCGTTATTGCATAAACCATCTTCAAACCGTTTCCAGTAAGTGTTTCCTGGCTCAACACCCATAATCTTAACCATGTTTTTTGTGTTACGCAGGTCGGCAGAACTCAGGTCGGCAAAACGCAGGTCGGCAGAACTCAGGTTGGCAGAACGCAGGTTGGCAAAACGCAGGTTGGCAAAACGCAGGTTGGCAGAACGCAGGTCGGCAAAACGCAGGTCGGCAGAACGCAGGTCGGCAAAACTCAGGTCGGCAAAACGCAGGTTGGCAGAACGCAGGTCGGCAAAACGCAGGTCGGCAGAACGCAGGTCGGCAGAACTCAGGTTGGCAAAACGCAGGTCGGCAGAACGCAGGTAGGCAGAACGTAGGTAGGCAGAACTCAGGTCGGCTTTATTTTTAACCGCCCACTTTACCGCTAGTCCTATCTTGATTGATATTGATTCGTCTTTATTGCAGTCAATTTTTGCCGTGAATTGGACTGCACCCGTAAATATGTTTAGTATGTCGAATTTCATAACCCCTCCTAATGTTTATGTATGATATTTCTTGAATCAAATACCGCCTTCAATGCGTTCCGTGATGCCCTCTTTGCGTCCATGCCTAGTTGTTCGCAAATCCAATCCCAGTTGCCGCCGCCAGCTATAAACTCTAGGCTTTCCTGCCACTTTGGAACCTTAAACCGCACGTTGACAATGGCTTGTAGTATCACCCCGCACCACAATTCACGCTCGGCGTTCGGTTCTTTACATTCGTTTAAAACTTCACCCCGTCCGTAAGAGTCAATTCGGGTTTCATCTTTTTTAGTGATTTTTCTCCGTCTCATTATTTCACCCAGCAGAACTGAAAATTCTTTCTCATTCTCCCCCGGCAATCCCCAGCGATGAAACTCCGTGAACACAAGGTGCATTGGTCGGCGGCATCTTTACTTCTCTCCCTAGTTAAAATCTGCTGCCAAACAATAACCCCTTCGCTCATGTGAGGATTGACGTAGCCTTCTGACTTGCACTCCGATAAAACACGCTGAAATTTCTTTAATAATTCGTCAGGGATCTTCTTTCTAAAAACATCCCATTCAGGGGAAGTCTTTTGGTAAGTCGCCAAAAACCTTCCCATTTCTTCCTCGTCCGAACCTAGTATCGAAAACATGATCGTTTCCGGCGATCTTTTAGGTATGACCATTGGAGGGTGGGTGTTTAGCGTAGTAGTCCTGGGCGATTCTATCGGCCTCATCACAGGCGGCCTGATTAATTGCGTCCCGTTCAGTCCGTATTTGCCGTTTAAAGGTTGCATTGCCTGTTCCATTGTTACCACCTCTCGTTTCCCAAGTTCTTATGACTGCTTTCCAATCTTTCATTTTATTCTTGCCGACCATCCATCCGTTTCCGGTGTAATGGTCAACAAAGGTTTGAGGATTGATTGAGTTGTTGCGTTCTTTGCAATAAGTGGAAATTTCTTGAATGGTAGGTTCTTTAAAAACCTTCCTTGGGGATTTCCCTATATGTATATCTTTATCTTTATCTAATTCTTTATCTTTATCTGTCTTGAGGATTTTCGGAGTGACTCCCGAGTGACTCCCGAGTTTACGCCTTGACCATTCGTCTAGTAATTCGGTGAATTTAGGAATAAATATAGTTACTTTGTCATCTTCAATAGTGACGTTCCATTTTCCAGAGTTTGAAATAGTTTGCAAAGGGTTTGTTATGAGTTGTCTGTGAGTTTTATGAAACTTTCGCTTGAGATAGGATAAAGTTACGCATAAGTTCCATGAATCTTCGGAGTGAAATTCCCGAGAGTATATCTCAAGAATACCAAAAAACACCAAATACCCATCAGCCCCATGCTTCTCCATTAACTCAAAAATGAACGGGTCATCTAGGCTGTCTGATATGTGTTTAAACCATTTCATTGTGCTTCCCATCATAAGTAACTGCCACAGCAAGAGCCGCCCACATATCCTTTGAACAGCCCTTTGTTTTCTCTTTCCCTAGCAGGTCAATGAGTGCTTGCCGGATGTTGCTGTCTTTGGCCTTCATGGAATTACACAGGAACATTTTTTCATCTTTGCGGTAGATGAAGTGGTATGGTCTCTTTGCGGCTTCGATCAGGCGGCCTATCCAAACACAGGTCTCGAATACCGTCTTGCCAACGGGCATACCGTAGCAGGCAATCATTTCAATAACCAACTCATCAAAGTCAACGTCGCCCATGTAGCCCATCAATAGGCTGTTATCTAAAATGCGCTTATCAATAATGTCTTTGGTTTCTGTGTCGTACAAGACAAACGCCGATTGCTCACTGCCTGGGTCTATTGCGAGTAAAATCATTTATAATCCCCCTATTCATGCCAATCATAAAAGTCTTTAGAAGCGCAAATTAAGCCCATCAAGAACACGCCGATGAACGCTCCTATGAAAATTCCAACGATAAATCCGATCATAACGACCTCCTTAAATTATTGGACACATTATAGGCACAAACGAAAATTAATAGCAAGTAAAATCTTTTTTAAAATAGTGCTTGCATTTTAATTTAAAGTATGAGCATAATAAGGCCAACAAACCGGAAGCCCTCGGTCACTAAGTTCAGATTCGATTGGCAGCCCATTGGGACATAAGACCTCTCAATCAACGAACACGACCACAAAGAGGCGACAGACCAACGACATCAGGTCTGTACTGTACGGGAAAAGGGCGGATGCAACCCAGTGTTCAAGTTTGAAAAGTGGTGCAAACAGTTTTGAGGTTTGAACAAACCGGAATTTCCGGTCAGTTGAAGCGGCGGCCAGTAACGCCGGAACTATTAATAGAGGCACATGTAGTGTGATTATGGGAACTGCTGGGTTCCCATTAGTTGACGACTTGTTTACAGCTTTTAAGATGCAAAGGGGCGAAAGTTGATTACCATGAATAGAATCTGGATCGCAATTATCATAATGCTGGGAGTCCTGTTTGCCGTGAACTGGTTTTGCTACACTCAACCTTTAGTCATGGACGTTACACAAGCAGAGGCCGACTATATAATTGCTCAACTAAAGGCAAGACGGGCGGGGGATTGCGTTGTCGTCAGGACGGATTACGGCTTTCGTGCAGAGAACCTTAAAACAGGCGAAGTGTATAAAGTGAGGAAATAATGGAAGACACATCTTATTTATTTACAGAATACGGGCGAAGAAAAGAGTTTGAGGGATACGAAATGGAGATGAAGGATAATGAGTCCTTTCAATTCAAGGACGACATTTATAATCAGATTGAAGAAGCAGTCAAACTCACGACTGATTGGGAGTATGGAAAACGAACCATAGAATATCGGGATAAGTTACAAGAGATATTTGACGGTGTAATTGAAACCGTGAATAACCTCAATAGCGCAAAACGTGCTGAAAAATTCACCGATGATTTACTAACTGTGTTGGGCGACATATTGAACCCAAGAAAGGTTGCGTGATGAACGGAAAATTTGTAATGACTTTTGAACAGTATCTTGCTGACCCTTGCCCCAGACCGTCATTAACACGGTCAACCATTAAGGACTTGATTACCAAAACGCCACGACACGCATTTTGGAATCATCCGAAATTGAACCCTGATTTTCAACCGGAAGAATCGGCAACCCACTTTGACATTGGAACGGCGGCGCATACGATCTTTTTAGAAGGAACTGATGATGTTGCTGTGTCGTTGCCTTATGATGATTGGCGTAAGAAGGAAGCACAGGCCGCAAGAGACGAAGCAAGGGCAAACGGTAAAGTGCCATTACTGGCAAAACAATATGACAGTGTAATGGCAATGGTTGAAGTGGCGAATAAGAGCCTAAGTGAATCGGAGCTTGGATTAAAGGTTGAATGGGGCGAACCAGAATTAACCTATATTTGGAAAGAACAACCAGACGACCTTTATTGCCGGATACGCCCTGATTGGATTAACACAGAACGCACTATTATTTTGGATTATAAAACATCTGGACGATCAGCAGAACCGGAAGATTTCAGCCGTGTTATTACACAAAACGGTTTGGATATTCAAGATGCTTTGTATCGCCGTGGCGTGTCAGAGATTGAAGGGACAACACCGGATTTTATTTTCATGGTTCAGGAAGTCGATCCTCCTTACCTTTGCTCGTTCATAGAATTGGATTTGCAGTTTCAAGAAATGGGTAAAGAAAAGGTTAAGAGAGGGTTGCACCTTTGGCGTGAATGTATGAAGTCGGGCGTGTGGCCTTCATATTCAAACAGAATATACACTGTTGAGCCTCCAAGTTATTCACTGGCGCAATGGGAACTAAGAAAGGCGGGTTAATATGTACGTTTTTAAACAAGCGAAAAAAGAGGCCGTTGGGTTGCTGATCGGATTAGTCGGCGCAAGCGGTTCAGGAAAGACTTATTCAGCAATGCGCCTGGCTTCTGGAATAGTCGGCAAGGGAAACAGATTTGCCGTGATTGACACGGAAGCAAGACGGGCGTTGCATTATGCCGATATGTTTGAGTTTGACCATTGCGAATTAGGCTCACCGTTCAGGCCGGATAATTACGCCAATGCTATACAGGCGGCAGACAAGGCCGGATATAAGGCCATTGTCGTTGATTCAGTCAGCCATGAATGGGCGGGTGAAGGTGGAATACTCGATTGGCAAGAGGAAGAACTTACCAGAATGGCAGGGGATGACTACCGCAAGCGTGAATCTTGTAAAATGGCGGCGTGGATAAAACCAAAAATGTCACACAAGCAAATGGTTCAACGGTTGCTCCAAGTCAATTCTCACCTAATTCTCTGTTTTCGGGCAGAAGAAAAAACAAAGATGGAGAAAGACGCAAACGGCAAAATGCAGATTATCCCTATTGGTTGGCAACCAGTTTGTTCCAAGGAACTGCCGTATGAATTGACGGTATCGTTTTTACTGACCGCCGATAAGCCGGGAATCCCGCAACCGATTAAATTACAGGAGCAACATAAGATCATGTTCCCGTCCGGCAAACTGCTTTGTGAGGAAAGCGGCGTTCTGGTGACTGAATGGGCTGCAGGGTCATCGGTTAAGAAACCGGAAGTCACCCCTAACCGTTATCCCGAACTTATCACACTCGAACAGCAGACAACCCTGAATGGTATTATAATTGACAAGGGAGTTGAGCAAGAGAAATTCCTTAAATACATGGGCGTGGAATCATTGGAAACCATTCAAGCCCAGGATTACAAGAAAGCTCTTAATGCTCTGAAATTGGCGAAAGGGGCGGAAGGGAAAGGGGCAAAGGCCGCATGACACCCAAGGAAGAGAAGTTGGTTAGAATGACCTTATACGAGATGATCGACAAAGACGGGTTACAGGCGGTAGGTAAGGCTAATCTACTCAAGCACCTTGACGGGGGGAAATTAACCCGCAAAGAGGCAATGCAGGCGAAATGTTATGACTGCATGGGATATTTTATTGACGGTCGGGCTGATTGTTGCATTAAGAATTGTCCGATGTTTGATTATCGACCTTTTAAAGACCGTCCAGAATCCAAAAAACTGGACTTTACTAAGCCCCTAGAGGCCAAGAAAGCAACTAAAGAGAAAAAGGCGACCAAACGTACCACTGACACGAAAAAAGGGCATATTAAGGGTGTGAAGTGAAGCCGATATACGTTCTCGAAAGAATCGCTCTCCTTGAGTTAGAAAAATGTTCAACGGCTGGAAAATAACCAACATTCTCGACGTGGGTCTGTGCGAACTGGACACAGCCGACGGGCCCTACAACAAGACCGGATCCCGACTTGAGCATCGAGAGGACGGATTTGCAATCACGGTCGGCCTGATGGAGTACATATCTGGCTGGTCAGCGTTGGAGATACTTTACTGGCTGCACGAAAAACAAGCGATACCAAGGAGATACGACAATGCGAGAAGGCAATGAAGACAACAAGCCTCATTTGTGCGTGCCGACGTTGGACGGCAATGCTCACGTA